ATTTGTCCATCGAGCAGATGTTGGTCATCATGCAAGATGACAAAATGCCACTTTTTGCTCACAGCGCGTTTGCCAATGATCTTCTGAGACGCAAGGGGATTCCGTATGCCGAATCCTAGTAAGGCCAAACATACAATCGATCTTCGAATCACTATGGCCGGCCTGGCTCGCGTGCATGACCGCTACTTGAGGGGAATGCAACACGGCCTCATTCTCGGCGACGCCCTGGAAAAAGACTACCGCTGGATAGACGAGATCGAACGTATTCTACTCGGCAACGGTTACTTGAGCGTGGAAGAAATTCACAAACGGCATCTACTTGTCAATGCACACTGGAAACCTGAATACGACTGGCCCGAAAACGGAGGACACTGATGCTGGATGTTAACATCGCCACGCCGCAAATATACCGTTGGGCGCGAACGGAGATTGTTCGCGGGCAAAAGCATCTTAACTCTTGCCGGTTGCGACTGCTGGGAAGAGTAATTTACGACCGAAGGGCAAAGCCATTCAAGCGATTGGGAAAGTCGGACTATCATTTTGAGGGAGGACACTGATGCTGAAACGACTTCTCTTAACAGCCGAAGGCGATCCGAATCCCGGTTCTTTGATGTCTGAGCAGATGGGGAAGTACGGGGAGGGCAATAAGTCATGCTGATTGATAGACTTTCGGAGATGTTGGAGGGTGATGATTTTTCGCGTATCCACACCTGTGCCGAATGCGGAGATTTGATTCTCAGTTCGTACAAGCGTCGGGTGTTCTGTAGCGCAATCTGTAGGAAATTAAATTCCGATAAGGTGAGAGCTGCTAAGAATTCAACTAATCTACTAACGACGATGGAAGCGACCCGTGAAATAGCATGGAAAAACGGTTACGGCTCTCTCTCGTGCCAGAGTTTGAGCAAGGATGCGGCGGCTGGGTTAATCCCTGGGCATTACAAGAGCAGCCCGGAGAAGCCGCTTTTAATGAGTAGCGACGTGCTTTGGGCGTTTTTGCGTTCCGATAGGGGATTTACTTACAGCGATAAGTATAACCCTGTGGCAATGTTTACTGATAATGGCTGCAACTGTTGCAAGAAGACAGTCAATAATCCCGATAGGTTCCTCGTTCACGAGATCAATTGCCAACGAAAGAAGCACGTAGAAAAAAGGACGAATCAATTAGGAGAGATCGATGTTTGATGGCATAAAAACGCTTGAGAATTTTGTGATAGAACCAGGGAGCAGCGGAATTCGAGTTCCCGGTACAAGGTTTTTACTCACAGCCGAAGGCGATCCGAATTCCGGCGGCGGTGATCCTTCTGCGGCTCCTCCCGCGGCCCCGGCCCCTAGCGCCACTCCAACCTGGTACGCTCCCGCCGAAACGCTCAAGACCAGCGACCCCGACGTCTGGACGTCGTTCGAGAAAGGCGTGCAATCAGGCAACCACAAGGACTTTCCCACGTTCGTCAAGCATGCCGTGGGCTTGGAGAAGCGGCTTGGCGGCGCCATCTCACTACCGGGAAAGGACGCAAAGCCCGAAGAGGTAACTGCCTGGAGCAAGGATCTTGGCGAGAAAGTGAAGGGCCATGGCCTAGCGTTGGTCAAAGCGCAGGACGCCCCGCCCGAATCACCCGACAAATACGAAATAAACGTGGATGCGATCCCTGAAGGATTGCGGTCTGAATCTACGGTCAAAGCAGTTAGGGAATGGGCGCACAAGAACAATGTGAGCAATGCGGCGATCGGCGAACTGATGGCACTTGAAGGGAAGCGCTATACCGAAGAAATTGCCCCAGTGCTTGTGGCTGATCGCCAAAAAGCGCAAGCGGAATTTGATACATGGGCGGCTTCCACGGGGAAAGAATCAAAGGCGCTTCAGGCTTATGGCGGGGCTTGGCTTACTAAGAATTTTACCGAAGCGCAGATGCAGCATTTAGAGTCTATCAAAATACCGAACGGAAATGGCGGTTTCATAACCGCAGCCGATGATCCCGTGCTGCTGCGGCTTGTCGCTCAGGCTGGAATGGACACCGGGGAAGAGATCAGTGAGATCAGCGGGACTGGCGATCCTCCGGCAGACGCGGAGTTCGATGAAATGCTGAAAATGACGACCGACCCGAAGCATCCCGATTATCAGTTGTGGCTGCACGGATCGCCGGAAGATCCGAAGAGAATTGCCTTGATGGCAAAACGTGACGCTGCATTCAAAAAGAAATACGGCACAGGAGAAGTCAGATGATCGTCCAAGAAAAAATTACCAAAGACGGCACTCGGATAGCAGACAAGCACAATGAACTCGGCCTTCGCTTGAATCAGACCAGAATCATTGATTGGTCCCCTATGTGGGTGATCCTGCTCTATGACGACAAAGAGACGTTCAAGCCCAAAAAACCAGAGGAGTGAGCCATGCCGCTTACTCACAAAGGCAAGTCCATCATGCGCGCGATGATGGAGACATATAGGAACAAGGGCGGCAAGAAGAAGGCCGAAGAAGTTTTTTACGCGAGCGCGAACGCGAAAAAAATTAAAGGGGTTCATCGCTAACGATTTGCATTTGTTCTCAAACGGGAGTATTGGGGTAAGTTAAGATAGAACTTTGCGTTAGCGGGGAGAAATGGTTTCAGGCCGGTCTCATAAGCCGGTTCCCCTTGGTTCGATTCCAAGCTCCGCTACCGGAGAGTTCCTCTCCATCCGGGTCAGAAGATGAAGACGCTATTGGAAAGATTTGAAGAAAAATACATCCCAGAACCAAACACGGGTTGCTGGTTGTGGATGGGTGCGCTCCGTACCGATTGCGGCCTAATTTGGGTTGACGGGAAAATTGTCACCGCCAGTCGAGCGTCATGGAGCCTATTCAAGGGGCCGATCGAAGACGGATTATTCGTTCTTCATCGATGCGATAATCCGCCGTGCGTAAATCCCGAGCATCTCTTTCTGGGTACAAAATCCGACAATAGCCGCGACGCTTTCGACAAAGGGCGGCTTACTCAGATCGGTTTGGGCGAACATAGTATGGCGGCGAAATTAAATAATGAATCAGTGTTGTTCGTTAAAGCGAGTCAAGAAAGTAATTCCAACTTAGCTCGACGCCTTGGAGTGGACCGGGGAACTATCCGGGCCATCCGCGTCGGTAAAAGCTGGAAACACCTTCTTGATTTAACTAATTAAGAAGATTCCGGGGCACTCCTTTCGGAGTCCGGGTGACTGCACGGAAAGCCGTGCTGCTGGTCCCATAAAGACCAGGTGAGTCCGCATAAGCGGGGCACTTACCGCGGGCAGCTTCCCAGTCCTGCCAAAAATCACTGGGTAAGTTAAACATTAGAAAGGAACCCGAAATGAATCTCATAAAAAATCTCTCACGGAATATCTACGTCTGGCTGGCGGCAATCGCCGCAAATATCTGGTTTCTCGCAGAACCTCTTATCAAACTCGGTCAACGCGGAGCGCTTGAGAATGAAAGTTGGTTTCATCATGGAGTCAGTGCGACAGTCCTGCAACTCTCCCAGCAGCGAACGTCACAGGTTGACGGTGCCGTGCGTCTGAAAACCGGTGTCAAAGGGAAAACAGAACCGTTCAACCGGATCGGATCGCAGGACATGCAGCAAGTCTTGGCCCGAGACGGCACGACCACTTATGCCAACCCGGCGCAGTCCAAAAGGCGGGCGACTCTTTACGATTTCGCGCTCGCAGTAACCATCGATGAGTTTGACGAACTCAGAACGCTCACCGATCCACAGTCCGAGCTTTCGCAAATCTTGGCCTTCTCCATGGAGCGGAAGAAAGACGATCTCGTGTTGGCTCAGAGCACGGCGCAAGCCGGCGGTGCGCTGGGTACAGCCGAGACGGTGGACGAAGGCGCAGGGACATCGGCCGCGACATCGTTCGATACCGCACTGTATCAGGTCGCCGATGGCGGATCGGGCCTTACAATGGCGAAGATCCGCACGTCGCGAACCAATATGGCGGATAACTCAGTGCTCCCGGAGGATCAGTATTTTTTCCATTCTCCGAAAGGCATCGAGCAGTTACTGACCGATCCTACCGCGACCAGTTCCGACTTCACGACCATCAACGCTCTTACCGCCGGCAGCTTTCCGAAAGATGCCCTCTGGTACGGTGCCAAGTGGCGTGAATCGGTGAAGCTCTACAAGACGGGCAACATCCGTTCCTGCCTGCGCATTCAAAGGATGGGCATGGGCTTGGCAATGGGAATGTTTAAGGGAGTGGAGCTGGGTCGAGATCCGAACCGCTGGAACAACCCGTTTGCCATGGTCAAGCTGAGCGGCGGCTCGGTACGCTGTGACGATACCTGCGTGATCCAAGTTAATATCGACGAGAGTGTTTGATTTCAGGTACTTAGAGAGGATAATCTAAGGAGGTGATCTTCAAATGGCAGTAACGGGCAGTGAGGGTCTAGTAATTCAACGCTTCAAGAAGAGCGCCGTAGACGCGACCTCGGTCACTTTAGTTCCGACAACCGGTGCTTGGGCAGAAGCGAAACCGAGCCATCTCGCGGCAACAGAGGTCGTGCTTACTTTTAGCGCAAGACCGGAAAACATGTACGGTGCCGTTGCCGATGATCAGGAATACGAGATTTCGATAAAGCGTGTTACCTGATCGCAACTAAAATCAATTCAAAAGGCCATTCCTGCGGCGCAGGGGCCGGAAAGAGGCAAAAAATGAACTTCAATAAACAATGGTATGAGGAACGTCGGAAGCACGGCATTCACTACTCCGACATTTTCACGAAAGACGGTTTGCGACCGATGGGGCCGATCCAATCGGTCCTTGAGTGGCTGGCTGCTCCTCGACATTTCGGCGTAGCCAACGTCTACTCCGACGAGTGGACCAAGGTTCGCGCGGGGCGCCGGGTCGCTCCGTATGTGTTCGGAGGTAAGCCCCGAATTATCAAGTGGGATTTCGCAAGTCTCGCCGCAAACACCGTGGCCGACATTTTCGTTCTTGGGAAGATTTACAAGGACGACATGGTGATCATGGGGAGAGAGTTTCACAGCGCGTTGACCTCTGCCGGTGGAACAGCATCGGGTAGTTACGGCACGTACACCGTTCAGAGCGATGGGCTAACCCCCCTCGCCGTGAACGACGTGGACCGCTATCTCGCAGCGACAAGCCACGAATCGGCTGGCCAGAACGATCTGGCGACATTGCAAGGGTCTACCCAAGGCGTAGGCACCGGGCCTTTGCACGTAGCCACGGCAGACCTGCTGCTCATGTGCGTCAACTCCGGTGAAGCCTTTGCCACCGCGGGGCGACTTAGCGGCTGGATGCTCGTTGTCCGCGACTAGCGTGTTTGCGGAAAGGAGGAAAGCAAAATGAAAAAGATCATTGAAACAAACTGCGGACGTGCGATCTATTCGGACTGTTTTGAGCGGCACGGGCTACCACCGATGACACCCGTAGAGTACGTCTTGGCTTGGTTAAGAGCTCCTCGGCATTTCGGCGTCAACAATGTCTATTCTGACGAATGGACGAAAATCAGGGCAGGCAGGCACGTAGCACCCTACATCTATGGCGGGAAGGCCAGAGTCCTCAAGTGGGATTTCGCAAGTCTCGCCGCGGGGGCGCTCGGGGACATCTTGGTTTGCGGGAAGATCCGTCAGGGCGACATGATAGTCATGGGCCGGGAGTTCCATTCTGCCTTGTCCGCAGATACGGCGGCGAGCACGGGGAGCTACGGCACGTACACGATACAGGCTGATGGATTGACACCATTGGCCGTGGATGACGTCGACCGGTACTTGACCGCTACAGACCTGGATGTCGCAGGCGAAAATGCCCTGGCTTCACTCCAGGCGTCTCCTCAAGGAGTAGGTACAGGTCCGCTCCATGTGGCAACCGCAGATCTACTCTTGGCTCTCACGAACAGCGTGGAGGTCTTTGCGACGGCTGGCCGTGTGTCGGGCTGGATGCTCGTTGTCCGCGACTGATACCTGTCTGCCGACAGGCAGGGCGGCGTTCTCAAAAATAGTGGCGGGGTCGGAAGTGGCCCC